CAAGTCATCAGTAAAAACTGAATCGCAATCATCAAAAATTAACACATTCTTTGTGTCAGAATACTTGTACAGTTGAGTATACAAGCCCAATGCTGTCATAGCACCTTTAACAATTTGAAAACGTACACGTTTGCCTGCAAGTTTGTCAAACATACTTGCTTTCTCCATTTGTGTTTCAACACCATATGATTTGCCGACACCGGGCGGGCCTGACACAATCATAGCACGAATGTCACCATTGATACATGCACGTGACATTTCATCAAGGACCTCGAAACGTGTAGCAATACGGTCCATTGCTTCTTGTTCTGTTTCTTTAACAGCTTCTTTCTTAAACTCTACTACAGCATTAGCCATAACTTTATCTCCATTTAAAAATTCAATATTATCAATCGCATCTACTAAGATTTTAATCTCAGCACTACGACCCGGGAACTGACCATCGTTTTTAACAGTCACATAACTACCTTTTTTACTTGTCTGAAAACCCTTAACAAGTGTAAACACTTCACCTTTAACTGCTTCATTACGATATGAACCTGACAAAATACGAACTGTAGACATAGCTTCTCCTGTGTGTTAATCAATCAATACAAGTATTATAGCATGAATGCCATTTATTGTCAAATTATGCTACCTTACGAAAGTACATGTAGGGCAAGCCCAATGTATAGCACAAATACTCATCATCGCCCATAGTACCTTCTGCTTCGTGGATCCAACGTATTGCTGTTGCACGATCCCTGGCACCCGAAAAGATCAAGTCATCAACACGTTTCTCAAAAGAGAACATTGCGTTTTGTTGTGCCGCAACACGGACCTTTTCTTCACGGTCAATGATCTCACCCAACTCTTTGAACTCAGCTAGGAAATCTGCTTCGGTCCAAGTACTAGTATCAATACCACGTGGACGAATGCCAAACGCATCTTTATACATATCCCAGTAAATACCAGCATACTGTTCTAAAGTTGTCAACTCTTCCCAAGATTTGAATTCTGTAGTCATTTTGTAGTCCTTTTCTTTACTGTCTAAGATTCTATTATAGCGCCAAATTGATTTATTGTCAAATTTTGGCTATCAAATTAGCATGAATTTCAGACATTTCTGACTGTTCCACGTAAAAATCCGTCCTAGGATCGTAATATTGGCCTATTTTGTTGTCATAATACAACACTCTTCCGGAGAAATTGAACGGACCTTCTAAACCCTTACGTGGACCATACTTAGTACGCATATCGTCCATCTGATACTTGTCAGCAACAACTTTGTATCCCATAAAGCCCTTTCAACTGAATAAGACTCTATTATATATTAAAATCCATTTATTGTCAAATTTTGTAAACTATGGTATCATCACTACTTTTAGCGTTTTTTACTGTGTTCTGATTACTTTGTCGTTTACTACTTTGAACTGTCAATGTATCAACTTTGTTATAGCCAAACTCAGTATGATATTTTAATACGTCATCTGCCATGTCTCTATTACGAACCTTACCTACATTCCAACAACTGACACCATTTGGGTTCAAATGTTCTATTCCCAATTTAATAATCTCACGTAAGAATCCATCAGCCCAATCCTGATATGTAGGTGTTTTTGTTATTGATTGTGTTGGTTCATGTGTATATACTTCTAAATCAAAGTAAGGTGGACTGGTTAATACTAAATCACATTTAGGTAATTTATAATTATTCATATTCAATGCATCATCACATATCAATGTAACTTTGTTTTGTATACCTAAAAAGTTTACAATACTCATTAAGTTATCATATGTTTGTGTGTTGGGTTCAAAAGCAATGTAATGTGCTCCATAACTTACTGCCCCTAACATTCTTCCTCCCCAACCCGCACAAGGATCTAATACTACTTCCGGCTTATATTTAATACAAGCTAGTTTCATCATTTGCGGACGATACATTGTATTTTTAGTAAGACTACAACAGAAGTATATACCTCTTTTTAATTCACTAAGATAGGGTGTGCTGTGACATTTACGATTCCATTTAAGAACTTTTTCTAAATTAGATTGAACCCACAAACTTCTAAAACTTGTACCAGTACTACTTTCAATGTTGTAAAAATTAGGACAATAGTGTTCACTTAGTTTCATTCCTAAACGTGATGTGCTACTAATTGTTGTATCTGTAGTAGTCCACTTGCATAGTTGTTGCCAATCTTTTTTTAGTACATCATCTGTGTAATGTGGTAAAAAGTTATATTGTTCTAATTCTTTAGCCAGATTGGGTACGGCAGCGTCAAAGTCTACATCTGATAAGTTACGTGTTGAGTAACGTACATTTAGAATGTCAGCTAATGTTACCATTGATCCAAGCTTCTAACCCACGGTAAATTAATAAATTTTTCCCAGGTGTTAGCCTTAATCCTAGTGGTACTGTACATCCAATCATCATTGTTACCGTTTGCTCCTGCTTGTTGCCGATTAAAAAAACAATTAGGCTCTTGTAGATGTGTTGCAAAGTCAGCTTTAGTAAACCATACTATAGTACTGTGCTCCACGTCTAGAGCCATAAGTATAGCCCTATCCCAATCTTTGCCCACACTAAAATGATTAAAAATAAAACCATTTTTAGCATTTGACCCACTAAATTTAAATTCGGTTTTATACGTATTATTAACAATTCTATCATGACCGGGATTTTCTTTACCTGTTACAACATACTCAAGTCCAGTCAATATTGATGATACTATTAATTCTCCAACTGATCCTTTAGCACCCGGTTGTAGATAGGCAAGTCCGGCTACCGGAGTATTGGCCCACTTATCATTAAGTGATTTTTCTATAACACTTTGTATCTCCGGCGTAATAAGAGGATAAATGTGTTCATTATTTTTTAATTTCATATTTAAACTAAACTCCAATTTAATAGTTGATAGTATTGTAACTCATCATACTTTTTAGGAAAATATGTTCCTTCAATTCGCAAATGCTCATTTATAAACATCTTATCCCAAATAGGTTTTAATGGATTCTTTGGTTCAATACTAATCATATGTGCATTGCCGTTACTGTTCTTTAACCAATATTCAAACTGTTTTGTACGTTTATTACTTTTATAAAAACTTGTCACTGGTGTCAATGTAGTGATTTGTTTAAGAGGAGGTGAGTCAAAAGTAGGTAATTCTAATTTAATTTCTCTTTTAAATGAATCAAACTTAACATCATACTCATAGAATTCAGGTAATCTAAAGACAATAGGCAACAGTTCTTCTGTAACTTTTTTATCATTACCATGAATGAATGTATTTAGGTCTTGTCTATATTTTGATAACTTAACGCTTTTAAGAGACCATAACATAATTTTTTTGCTAAAGTAATCTCTAATTTCATTGGCACGAACTCTATCAGGTTCTTCTACCTTTCTGAACAAGTTATCATCTAACAGGCTAGTAATACCTATGTGATGTGAACTCTTATCCTTGTTATCACGTAGACGTTTCCATGCAACACTTAGTGCTAATACATCTTCACTAGTTTCAATTACCTCATAACGCTTAACATAGTCACTTCTAGTAATGTTTTTAAACAGGTTATTAAGATAAGTATCATCTAATGAAATAGATGACTGGCCTAGTGTATTCATTGCACCGGTACCATTCAATGTTATTGTATTACTGCTATATGTATTATTAGTCAATTCGGATATCCTCCATGCCTGCTGTACGTAAACGCACGATATGTCCCATCTGCCATTGTTTAGCTTCAAGGCCCTTCATTATACCTAACCAACGATTTCGTAGTAATGCTACTTCATTGATAAGTGTTTCAAAGTCAACTACTTCATCTTCACCGTCAACATACTTTTCAGCATCACGGCTTGTCAATACTCTATTATACGCTTCTAAGTATTTTTGAAAATGTTTTCGGCGAATTTTCCGTAATTGAATATTAAGATAGTTCAATACTGCTTCTATCTCTTGTAGTTGATTAAATCTATGTTCTGTGATTCCGGGTAATGCGGCAATGTTCTTTTCAACATTACCGTATACCTTAACATCA